CTCCAGCTCGGATTCATCTTTAACCCAAGTGCCGCCCTCATCTTGATGCCTATCCACCTTGATGATGTAACCACCACGCGTGTCATATTTCAAAATCGGCACGATTGCTGAACCGTCACCGCCATTTTCATTTACAAAACCTAAAGCCATTTAACTTTTCCTTTTTCGTTTTCAGCTTTTCAAAATTGGCTCACAACCGTGAACCCCTCAATTGGATAGTAGGCGCAAACGTCACGATCTTGTGGATCACCTCGATCTGACCTACCACCAATATTGACAGAGAACTCGCTGGCGAAATTTATCCTCACCAATGCGTCCTTGTACAATACGATAAAATACGACGGCAAATTTGTGCAAGCGCTAATGTCATGTGCCTTGACCACCTTAGCCAAGGATATCATCGCCGTAGGGTACTTATTCATCTCAACCGTTCTGGCCTTCAACTCAGCAAAGCCCACAACCTTGTCTAACTCATCCTCAATAATGGCGAAGTCGAGCTTGTATTGGAGCGGCAACTTCACTAGCGTGTAGCCCTTCTCCGCCAGCAACTCAGCCACACGCTGTTCGTTGTTGCGGTCGGCTTGTGTCTCATACATTGGCCGGGGCATCACATCACCGCCAGATGCTCACGCAGCACCATCTCAAACGTCTCCCAATCCAGCGTTGCCGTGTAGCGCCAGTCGTATGTCTCGGCTATATCCTGAGCCACGTTGGAGTTGCCTAGCACCACAAGCGCCTGAATCGGTATTCGCACCTGCGTCTGTTGGCGGTCAAGCTTATAGATTAAACACGGCAGGGCGTCATTAGTATTGGCCGCAGATTTAGCCGCCGTAACTATCTGACTCCACCAATCATTGCTAGGCGAAACTTTCGCGTATCTCTTGCACTCAATCAAAAACGGAAACGGCTTGTTATCCGCTGGCTCCAAATCGCTCAGGTTCTTTTCCTGATATTGTGATAACCGCCTGCGTAATTTTCTGCCTGTGGCCAGTTCGACCAGCTTGCAGATTTCTCGCTCGTATGCGGCCCCCTTGGCACGTCCCCCACCGGCACGCATCAACCCCGCCCCGCCTGACGATCCATCTCAAACTGCATATTGCGTTGCCGGGCATTTGCCTCAAGCTGTCTGACCAACAGCTCGTCGGCAAGCGACGACTGCGACCTATGAGCCGACACGTCCAGCTCGGCCTTTAGCATTTCGATGGTCGAGGCTCTGAGCCTTAACAAAACTGGCTTAATCTCTGACATTTATATCACCTTAAAAATATGTTGCTATCGCTATTGACATATATTGATAGCAAGCCCATATTCATAAAGTAAGAGGGACAAAACAGGGAAATCAGGGAGATTGATATGAGTAAAGTTTACCGCATCCCAAAGCACTATTACCGCGATCACGTCGAGTGTGATTGCGAGGCACCTGAGATCATCAGGGAAACCAAAGCCCATTATTTCATTAGTGCTGATGAGACACCTGAGTTGGCTGAGTTAAGAAGCCGCGCAACATTCTACGCTGACGACATTGGTGGCGATTATTGGGAGAGCTGTCGAGGCATTGTCATCTCAGCAAGAGCCACGCTCAAAGTGATTGGCATCAATGAAGCCCAAAGCAAGGCCGCTTGGGCAAGGTTTAACAGGGGGGTAAAAAATGAAACAGATTAGAACAGACCGCGAAAAACTCTGGTACGTCGTGAGCCATCCGTTCACGCGTCCAGTTGTGACCGGCCCAATCCACGACCGATACGACGCAATCGCGTTGGCTTGCAAGCGCACCGACAACAAGAGCCTCATCACGCACATATCGCGCGGTGAATCTTGGGTCGGCGGTGAGGTTGTGTGTAGCGCGTACCGGCTACACGTCAATGGGTGGACGGCGTTGGCACCCAAGAAGCCTGACGCGCGATTAAAGAAACCATCAAAATATGGGAGGGTGACATGAAAATAACACGATTAAAAAGAGGCTATCGGTTCCACATGTCTGATGCGGAGTTTGATTTATATCGGTCGGCTTTAGATGAGGGCTTTGCTGGTTTAGCTGCAACTGAAGAAAACGCTTTTCTAAACAAGATCAACGGCACAAAGGCGATCAGTGATTGGTTTGTTGTCGCTGACGACAGGAGAGAACAATGATTAAAGACACTATCGGCATGCTGTTGCTAATGGCATTTGGCTTGGCTTTTTGCACAAACGCAGTGACCACTGAATATAACATGTGGGCGCTGATGGCTCGATTTGGTGGTGCGGGATGATGGCAAAGATATCAGATAGAAGATTGGCTGTGATAGCTGAAAATGAAGCGCATCTTGCTGCTAAGAAAAAGGCTTTGAAATTGCGTAAACAAAAATCTTATGAAAAAACATTAGAGAAAGACCCAGAATATCATAGCAAGAAATACCGTCAACGGTACGACAACATGACGCCGGAACAACGTGAAAAAGAAAGACAGCGCGTTAAAGAGGTTGCAAAAAGGCCGCACATTGTTGCTAACATGAAAAAAAGATACCGTGAAAGGTTTGAAAATGACCCTGAGTTTAGAGCAAGTGTTCGCGCAAGAGTAAATGCAAGGCGCAGAAAAATTAAACACGCAACGCTTAATTGCGTTGATTCTTTAGCCATCAGAAAAGTTTACAAAAAAGCCGCAATCATTAGCGAAATAACCGGCGTTGCTCATCAAGTTGACCACATCGTACCCCTTCAAGGGAAAAATATTTGCGGCCTTCATGTGCCGTGGAACTTGCAAGTTCTTACAGCAAAACAAAACAGAATTAAATCTAACAAATGGGAGATTAACTAATGGTAGGAAAGAAAACACCAGACGACATTATCACGGCATCAGTATTGCCGGTGATAATGAACATGTCGCCGTGGAAGACACCCAACGATCAGCTTGCCAAGGCATTGGCCGCAATCGAAGGCAAGCCTGATCCTGACCCATTCACCGGCAACGAAGCCTGCGATTGGGGCGACCGTTCCGAAGGCATGATCCTGACTGAGGCCGCTGAAAGGCTCAACCTGACTAACCTGAAGCTTGAACACGACGCCGTTTTTCACGACACGTTGCCATTCGCCGTGTCGCTTGACGGCACCGCTGACGGCGGGCTGGGGCATGAAGTCACGACCGATCCAGCCAAGGGTGTCTACTGCGTTGACGGCGCTGTCTGGGTGGACGGTGTGGGCGTCTTAGAGAGCAAGCTGACTAGCAGTAAACCTGAAGACCGCCCAGCGCCTCACAGGGGGCCGCTACAGTTGCAGGGGCAATTGATGGCCACCAAACTAACGTGGGGCGCTGTGTGCGTCTTGTATGGCGGTGTGGAGCTACGCATCTTCTTGTATCAGGCAAACGCTGCCACGCAGTCGCGCATCACGGACGAAATCGAGGAGTTTGAGCGTCGCAAGTTTGACGTTGACTGGTATCCGATACAGTCCAGCTCGGACGGCAATACCGCATATCCGCGTGTCGATGACGGCGCACCGCCAATCACGCTTGAGGGCGAGGACAACGACTGGCTGGCGCAACTTGTCAACGCTAAGGACGCCAAGCGAGCCGCTGAGGGCGACATTGACGAAGCTGAGGCTATGCTGAAAGAACGTCTGGGCAGCCACGATGAGGCGGTCGGGGTGGTCGGCAATCGCTCTTATTATGTCAAATGGCCAATGCGTAATTTTAAGGCGCAACCGGCCAAGACGACACCGGCCAAACCCGCACGGATTGTCCGGCAGTCAACGCTGACGATAAAGGAGTCAAAAGATGATTGATGTGCCGCTGACAAAAAAGCAGGCGGAACTGCGGATTCTGATTGACCGCATGACCCGCCGGTATGGCTACACGCCGACGATCAATGAGCTGTCGCAGAAGACCGGCAAGAGCTTCAGCCAAGTCCACCGACTGATGTCGGGGCTAGTCGAGCGTGGCGCGGCTGAGAAGGTGGCCGGTCGAGCTAGGGCGTTTAAGTTATTATAGGGAGATGACATGCAGACAGAACACCTAAAACCAAACGACCTAGTCAGCGTGACTAGCCCCAAGGGCAGGACGGTGACAGCCCTAGTCAGGCGGGTCGAGCGCATTGACGATGAAAGCTACAACGTGGTTTTTGAGGATATGCAGACCGCTGACAGGTTTGACTATCAATATCTATACAAGTGAGATGAGGGGGCGAAAGCCCCCTTATTTCGTCAGCCCCTTCATCTTCTCAAATGATCTCATGCCGCCAAGACCCAACATGCCCATCAGCACGGTCAGCAGGCTCGACATATCAAATTGAGGCAGTTCAGGCAAAACTACGCCAGCATAGGCGCTGGCAAAGATCACGAATGGCGCAAGAACGAAGTGCCAGCACAATGCGACGCCGCACGTCCAACCGACGAAGGGCCGCCACCCAGCCACAAAAATTGACCTGTGAGACGCCTCAGCCTTGTTTATCTCCAGTTGACCCTTGGCAAGCTCTTGCGCGTGCCTGTCGGCCATTGTGGCCAGTTCATGCGCCAGTTTATTCTTCTGGTCTTTGTCTTCGATAAACTTATCCAGCAATCCTGTCACTGGCGCGATAAGTGCCTCAATCATTTTTCATGTCCTAACCATACTGCAAAAGCGCCGGTCATTGCCCCGGTCACAGTGGCCGTCAACGCCGTGGCCTGAGAGGTCATAGCCTCAGGCGGCAGCGCCATAAACCAACGCAGCGTCTCAATATACATCCACGTCATCACGAACATCATCAAGCGCGGCAATATTTTCCAGCGCAAGAATCGTTCCATTGTTATCTCAGCCATCAGCCAGCGCCTTCATCCGGTCAATTAAACGACCAGCTCGATTTGGAACCTGTCTTGCCCACTTGCTGTCGGCCATCTGTGTCGCCGCCTCAGCGTAGTCACAAGCCTCAATAGCTGCCTTTAATTTGATGAACTTGCCCAAACGGCTCCTGCCCAAGTTGAAG